CCTGAGAGGATTCGAACCTCTGGCCTCTGCCTTCGGAGGGCAGCGCTAGGGGGTTTGTTCACGTCAAAACCCCTATTTGTTCCGCATTCAGACCCTACTCAAGCACGCTCAAAACCGGGAAACGAGGGCGAAACGGGGGCCGTCCTCGGTTTGTTCACTTGTCGCGGGCTAATAGCGTTTTGATGTCGTTGCGGATCTCAGAAAGGTAGCTGTTGGTTTGGGTCTCGTGCCGCGACATCCGAGAATGCATCCCCGCGATATCCTTGTCCACGGAATCCTTGAGCTGTCCAATGTCTTTTTCGAGTTCCCGATGCCGCCACTTGTTAAGTGACTGCCCAACTTCCAATCGGATTGCGAAGCCGAGGACAACAACGCCCACTGGCCACAGAAGCTTAAACCATTCTACGATTGTCATGCGGCCCTCAGTATTCGCGCGCGACTGCGTGGCCTGATTCGACCAGCAGCTCATTAACATTGGTTCCGTCATCCAGCAGGATCTTACAGAGATACCGGCCATACTTGCCCTTGCGGTCTTTGATGGTCTCGACCGTGAATGATTTGCCTGTCTCGATTAAATCGCGAAGGAAATCCCGGGCCGCTATTCCGGCCGGGCGTTCGTTGCCGCGCATCTCTGGTGCGTTGATGCCGAACAATCGGCAGGGTCCAAGGTCGCTTGTGATGCCGAATCCCAAATCGACGGTTAGTCGAACGGTGTCGGCATCGTATACGGGGTGATTTCGAGTGCCCTCAGTTAGGCGGGCGCGGTAGGTGTAAAGAGACATGGCCATCCCATTCGGTTGTATGGCCAACATGCAGGACACCTTTACCGGTTTCCTCTGGCGGTTCCCTACCCCGGTCGCTCTGTTCGCACCGAGGTCGAATACCCTGCCTCTGACAGCGAATGTGTCACCGAGGTCACCAACCATTCACCGGCGCGGCTGAACTGAAATTGATGGGGCTGACCTTGCCCTCGGCAACGATCGAGGGGTTGCCAGGCATTTCTAGTTCCATGGTCTCTTTGGCTCGGCTTGCGCGCCTGGCTTCGGTTTCTGCGACCGCCCTTGCCTCCGCCTCCGACCGGAAGCGCTGCCGCAATCGGCGAACAGGTTCTGTGTCACCTATCCGGACTTCTCGGTCCTCTTTGGTACTAAGATCCCGATACGTGGCAACTACAGTACCGGCAACCTCCCCTTGTGAGCGGCGCATTGTCCACGAGGTCACCTGTTTCTCGAACAGGGAAACGTTCGGCGTCGGCTCGCCAGATGCCTTTCGGGCATCGCCTTTTCGCCCAACGAACAGTGTTCCGCCGGCAGGTTTTGCAACGAGGTCGTGCGATTGTGCTATCCGCGTCAAAACTGAGATGTCGCTTTCATCGATCTGGTCGATATGCTGCAGAACCAGCGATGCCACGGCGTCAGTCACCCCGGCTTTCAAATTGTTTTCGTCCGCGATTGTCTGAACCAAAGCCTTAAGTGTCATTCCACTTGGCCACGAGCGCGTCTTTTGCTGGTGGATCGGCGATTGCCCGTTGGTTGTCTCGCCTTGCGCCTTTGCGCGTGCAGTAACGAGGATCTTACGCGGCGGGCTCGATTCCTCGACCTCATCAGCGATGTAGAGTCCCATCGACTTGAAGCGGCCCAGATATCCCAAGGCGATTTCAATTTCTGCGCCGGGCTCTGGCATGGTGAAACGCGAAAGCGCGGTCACGTTAGTAAACTGAATGTCGGCCACGTCCGATACAAACCCCGCCACGTCTGTTACCTGAACAGATGACACTTGTGAAAACGCGAGGTTGGAAAGAGGCACACCATTCACGACAACCCGCAATAAAGGCTTGAAGTCAATCAACCCCATAGCTGGTCCGTTTCAGTCGGTGTCTCGCTGGTCATGTCTGGCAAGAACACACTGACACCAGCATTGAGAACCGCGCCCAGCGCGGCCAAACCGGGATTGGCGGAAAGCACGGCCTCAACCTTACCACCGGCAGTGTCGCCGTAATGCGCAAAGACGAGTTCATCGAGAACGTCACCGTCTTTAGAAAGGTAGTATTGCCCTGAGACCACCGTCATAGCGCGAAATCCTCATGCTGAAATCTTGTCGTTGCGGAATGCCTTGTGCTGCAAAGACTGTTTGCCCTTCGGTTATGGACTCGGCCACCCACAGGCCCAAAATCTTGCCGGTTCCGGATACCAGCGGCAGGGGCACGCCAATACTGCTTTGGGTGCGCATCTTGTCGATCTGGCCCAAGCCCCCGCGAAAATGCGGGTAGATTACCCCTGACAAATCGATAGCGTCGGCACCAAACCCGGTGAACTGCAACGCATCGTGTGCGCCAATCCTTGACTGCCGAGCCCAACGGTATTCGGTCGAGCGGTCCAACTGCTGATAGGTGGCGGAGTTTATCTCAAACTGAAGGATTCCAAACTGAAGCATAACCTCGGCCATGATCTACCTTCCCATCGGCCCAGCGGCGGACACGCGATCATACAGGCCGTTCCCTTGCGCCTTCCGCTTGAGACGTTCCAGCTCACTGACCATTTCTTGCGGTGTCATGCCCATTGCGTTGATTGTGATGTTTTGGACTACGCCACCACCAGAGCTAGCTGCACCACCCGCCCGACCCGCCGTTGATGGCCTGGCCAGCAGCGAGTTCACTCTGGCAGCCCTGTCGGCAAGCTGCCGCGATGCCCGGTTATTGGCGATAAATCCGGCCCGGTTTTCAAAACGCAGTTCTGGACCTTTTTCGCCTACCATTATCGGGCCTTTGGAAAATGCGCCGCCCAGCGCAAAGCGACGGTTTGGACCAACACCCGCCGGTGCCTGGTCCTTGTTCGCTGCGGAACTAGAGGCCTCCCCGCCTCCGAACAACGACCCGACGCTGTCTGCAACCGCGGCACCAGCACCTTGCACCCATTTCAGCTTATCGATGACCGGTTGTACTTTGCCGATCAGCCACTCGAACTTTTGACCAATCCAATCCAGTACGGAACCAAGCGAAGCCTGCATGGATTCCCACGCGGCACCTATTCCCGCCACACCGTTTTGTAGTCCATTGATCAGGGGTTTGGCTGCGTTTTCCCACAGCCAGGTCATCTTATCCCCGATCCAGTCGATGACAGGTCGCAGGTGTGGCTCTAACTTTTCCCAGTTTTGGTAGATAAGGGCGGCACCTCCGGCAATAACGGCTATCGTGGCACCGATGGGATTTGCGATCATCGCAGCGCCGATCGCGCGCACCACGCCGACAACAAGTGGACCTGCCCCTACAAGTGCCAACATGGCGCGACCAAGGCTAAACACTGCAGACCCAAACTTGAGCACTGTCACAATCGTCTTGCTCGCAAGAACGCCACCGATGATAACGCCGAAATTCTCCCAACCGCCGACCATCTCTGCGGTTTTGCCAATCACGTCGCCAACAACGGCGCTGACCTTGCCAATACCTTTGACGACGTCACCAACAATTGGTAGCGCTCGCTCTACCCCGTCGGCAAATCCCTCGGCCCAGCGTTTGACGTCTTTCCGGTTGTCCACCAACGCATCGCCTACGCGCCGCATAGCCGTCGTTACAACGGGCATGAGTTCCGCACCAACGGTGTTTTTCAGCCCTTTCATGACAAGCTGTGTGTCGAGCAGCGTATCTTGAAACACCTCTGCGTCTCGCGCAGCCTGTTCGGATAGGACATAGCCAGTGCGCCGGGCATCCTCTTGAAGCTGTTGCAACCCTTCGGAGCCGCCGCGCAACATGTTGATCATACCCACGCCAGAGCGCCCGAAAATGTCATTGGCAATTGCGGCGCGCTCCGCGGCCGTTCCGACGTTACCCATACGGTCGGCGATCATACCCAAGGCCT